TGACGCCCGAAGCGGTATGGCAGCCGGCATGGCAGCGTCACCCCAATGGCGTGCGTAATATCAGTGAGTTAGTGATTGTCGCGCAGGATCCGGCGCTTTCAGCCCTGGTCTATAGCCGCCTGTTTGGGGCCGCCAGGGTTCTCGCCTGTCCCGAAGGGGCCTTTGTCCTGCGCGCGGGTGCTGCCACGGTTCGGTTTGCTTCGGCAGACTATGCGCAGCAGCGGTTTGGCCCACTGCCGGAAGACTATGATGGCAGCGCCCGGATGGTCGCGCTGGGTTTTGAGACGGAGGATCTCGCCCTGGTGAAAGGCGCGCTGGTGAAGGGTGACATTGCCTTTCAGGAGCAGCCCGAGGCGATTGTGGTGGAGTCGGCAGAAGGTTTTAACCTGGCACTGCGTTTTACCTGAGTGCAGATTCAGGAGGTGATGAAAAACGCCTCAACTGAGGCGTTTTTTATGCCCATCATACTAGGCAGGCTGAGCTGCATGCCACGGCGTGCCTGCATTTCAGGTCATTCAGAGCAATTACAACGCATCTGTGTGTGGACAGTTTGTGGACGATAAAACAGCTAAATTATCCGTCTGTGGACACATCGTGGACGTTATGCCCGGCGCAGTTATGCCACCCCTCAACGGATTGAAATGCACCGCATCTATCAAATAATCAGGAGCAAAATGCGCATAGCTGAGCGTCTGTATGAGGTTTGAGTGCCCCAGAATGCGTTGCAGAGTCAGTATGTTTCCGCCATTTATCATGAAATGCGTAGCGAACGTGTGGCGCATCACATGTGTAGACTGTCCGGCCGCTAAATCCGGCTTAACCTGCCGTAGTGTTTTTCTGAACAACATGTAATTTACTTTCGGGAACAGCAATCCCGACTCGACCCGAACTATTTCAGAAAACACCTCCTCTGAGATCGGAACGGTTCGAGGTTTGTTATTTTTTGTTCTCAGATACGTCACGCGGCTGGGTGTTATCTGATCTCGTTTTACCCGAGTTGCCTCACCCCAGCGCGCCCCTGTACTAAGGCAGAGCAACGCAATCCGCCTATTATCACCCTCCAGCATCGCCAATAGCGCAGCTATCTCGGTGCTTGTCAGGTAGGACATCTCGGTATTAGCCTCCCTGAGTTTTTTTGTCCCGCTGATTGGGTGAGGATCTTTAAACAACCCGGACCTGATTAGCGCAGAGAACATCCCCCTTAGTGAGGTAATCTCACGGTTTACCGTGCTCGCCTTTAAACCCGAGGCCAGGCGCATTGCCCTGAACTCCGTTACCTTGACCGAATCAATCTGACAAGCTGCCGGGTTGCGCATTGCCTGACAAACACGCAGCAGCGTATTTTTTTCTGACTGCCCGTGATCACCCGATTTACCTATGAGTTTCCACCACAGCTCAATAAGATCCGACAGGGGTCGTGCGTCTATGGGTTTATTGAGCCAGGGTTTGTCGCTGCGGTTGCTAATCGTATGACGCTCAAATGCAGCCGCCTCATGCCGTTTATTAAATCTCCTGCGGATCCGCTGTCCATTGCGACCGTCAGGCCTGATGTCCACTTCATACCGACCATCACTGAGTTTTTTAATGCTCATAGCATTTTCTCCAGGATGGCTTGATTATTTGCACCAATAAAACTGTTATCAGGTAACTGGTTTTTTACATCCTCAACTTCATTTAAATAATGTTCATACAATGATTGCCAGCATTCAGGCCTTAGTGCTAACAGGTTGTTAAGGGTTGCCCACAGTGTGCGAGATCCGGCGATATCTGGCCGGCGACTGGCGCAATATGATCTGTCATGAGGTACATGGCATATTTTTGCAGTCGTCGGTGTTTCAGCAATCGCACGGTGATGTCCATGGGGATTGGCTCGCCACAACTCAAACTACTATGCTCTACGCCTAATAACCTCTCCAGCTCATCGCCACAAACTTGTTCAATATCTAAGATATGTCTTAAGCGCTTGCAAAAGTTGGTAAACATTGTTCCGCCTCATTTTCATAGTTTAATTATTGTGATAATGGCGTTAAACCATTGTGAAATAACGTAACAATGATAAGGGTATGAAAGTAAATATTTAGCCAATTACCTCGAAAGAGGTATTTAATTGCGGCGCCTTCTAACCTGTTTTTTTCCCAACACTTTCTGCTTTGCTGACCTTGCGCAAAACGTAATCGCTTGGGGCAACTTGCCCTGCCTCTGGAGCGGTTAGATCAGTTGTTAACCATAATGCGTACTTCTGAAATTCAGGAAGTTGGAGAAGCCGTAAAAGCACTTCAGTCGAAGGCATGGCTCTGTCACCTTCATAATTATTGAGAGTTCCATAAGGAATCCCCGTCAAATCAGCGGCTTGACGCCTGTTAAGAAGTTCCTCCTCTCTTATGGCACGCAATTTTTTTCCGATAGACATTGACGCAATTTTCATTGTGGATGTACTCTTGCACGTATCAAGTGCAACATTGATGTTTATAGGTTCAACTGTAAGCCATCCAAGCCCATCTAAGTGCATTGGACGGTCAAAGGGGAGTTTAACAGATGGAAAATCAATTAACGAAACTCGCAACAACAGTGCTAGGCACTGATGCTGTGCCCTATCAGGAGTTCGCGCGCCTGATTGGCAAATCGGGGGATGCGGTTAGAGGAATGATCGACAAAGGTAAACTGCCGGTTATTGATATGACCGACCCGCTAAACCCGTCAGCACGCAGCGAGAAATGGGTTTATCTGCCAGCCTGGAATAACGGTTTGAAGCTGGCATTCGAGAGCCGCCCGAAAGAAATCCGTGACGGCTGGCTCAAATGGTTAGGTGTGTCCCGCGATTAAGGTTTTTTCAATGCCAAACGCCATCATCAGAGTAAGTAAAAAAGCCGCTATCTATCGCGGTTTTACGATAACCAAATCGCCACGAACGCCGGTACGCCCGCGCAACCTGTACGGCATTTCTAAAGAGGGTGTCTATTACGGTTGCGAGTTTGCAGCGGCTGAAGCGATGCGATTCATCGACCGGCTTTATGCAGAACGGAGCATGCGCAATGTTTGAAACGCTTTTCATGCTCTGTCTGTTCGTGCTGGCCGTGCTGGCGCTAATGGCAATCGGCGGTGTGATTTACGGTCTGGCCGTATTTTGCGGTGTCATCAGGTAATTTCCGGTCAGCATTACTGGAGGTCAGGTAAAAATGAATAAAGCCTATACAGTCCTGATTAACGAGATTCTTCAGCAGTATCACTTTGACGCTGAAAACAACGGCAAAAAGGACACGCTCAGTTTAGGTATGGCTTTTATTGCGTTGCAGTTTGCCGCGAAGTATTCCGGTGATTCTGAAGCGGAATGCAAAATTGGTCAGATGATTACAGATTGCAGAAACGGAATTATTCCGCGTCCTGTCGGTGATCATAATCGTGTTGTTTATTTCTGACATAAAAAGGTAAGAGCGATGAACACATCAGGGAACCACCTAATAGATACGCTGGCGCCAGCTTCTGCAAAGCAGTGGCCGGAGGGGGATTTTCCTGTGCCGTGCCAGAAATCAGAATCCATTGTTTACATTAAGACTGCACGCGCTAAAGCGCTTTTCCCGCTCAACGAGTTTTCATGCCTGACTGACTATGGAACGGCTACCGGGGGAGGCAGTTACTGGACAAATGTCCTGTTTCATGGTGGTCACTTCAAAGCAGATGTCGCTTTCAAAAATCTCTTAAAAATCATGCGGGATATATTGGCAACTCAATATAACGCCCCTGATGCCCGTTTCTTCGTCGAGGTTGATTTTAGTGATTGCCCCGAAGGAGCAATCACATTCAACCCACTGGTTTAACGAATTAAACTTTTAGCAGACGGGTGAGGATCGGCAATGGCGCGAGTTAATGCGAAGGTCTTAGAAAAATGCGATGCATTAACCAGTATGCCCCCTGACTCATAGACGGGTGCAAATGCCATTTCAGCACGAAAACGAATTGCACTTCTTAAGGCTGAATTTGCCGTCGCATAACGACGATTTGGGTTAATCAGGCTGGAGCTGGAATAAATTTCCTTATTGTCATGGTACAGGTGCCAAACCCAGCACGTAGCCATTTTGCTGACTTCAAACTCAACCGGATACCTCACGGATGAATTAACAGTTGAACCTGATAAAACCTGACCCTTACAAATAATTGGAGATTTTTCAGTATCCAGTGCAAAAGCCTGAAGATCCTTAATAGCGTAACTGAAATTGGAAAATTCATTACCAGAGATAAGTGGTTCGCCTTCATAGCTCTCCAGTACCCAGCGGGAGGTATGGTTAAACGTTTCGATCATGAACTTCATAAACGTTCCTTGATTGGTAGGTGGAAATTCATACCCGTCAGTCCTGCAAGAATGAGCGGGCGTGAAAAAGTTACCACCAAACCCCACGCCGGACGGGGGCAAACGTCCGGCACCTTGATCTGAGTCAACGGGTTTAACCGAAGCGCCATTCGTTGAGTAGCGCCCCGGTTAAAAGTGCTAATGGGGAGGAAGTAAGATGAAAAGGCTGTCAGTCTGGAATGCCGCCCGTCAGGGCCGCAGTGACTTTTTCAGTAAAGCTGAGTGTTTCGCGGTGCGCCAGTCCCATGGCAATGCACGCTTTTTGTCTTGCAGGCTTAACCATGCTTCCCAAAACCTGGCTATCGAATTCCTGAATCATGGACAGACGTTGACATATTTCGTCAACGCCCAACCCGGCCATGACGTCAATCAACGCGGAGTAGCGCCGAGCCTGCTGCGCAGCGGCTTCAGCTTTTTGGGCGAACTTCCAGGCGATACGGCATCCGCTGAGCACGGCAATGACACCACCAAACAACCAACTGAGCTGACTTTGAACAAATACACCGGAGCCAAGAACCAGCATCACGGTGTTGATCACGGTATCAACTCGCCGGTTACTGGTCGCCACCATCATTTCCAGCCAGTAGCTGTACCAGATACGAAATTGCAGGTCGTGCTCAGTCGGTTGCTCTGTCATGGTTTATTCCTCGTCGTCCTTGCGATCTTCCTTCTCTTTTTCAGGTTTAGGGGCAGGCGCATGGAGCTGGTGAAAGTTTTCAGTATCGGACATTTGTCCTCCGTGTAAGTGGATGGTGAGTTTTCAGCCCTGGTCCTGTCGAAAGAAACAGGGGCGTGAAAACCCTACCACCAAACCCCACGCCGGACGGGGGCAAACGTCCGGCACCTTGATCTGAGTCAACGGGTTTAACCGAAGCGCTATTAAGTAATGCCGCTTCGGATACATCAGTCATTACAGGTAATTACGATGAACGGTATCGAAGAAAAAAAAACACCCTTACAGCTCGAAACCCATCAGCGCTGGCTGGACAGGATCCACCATCAGCTGGAAGCGGCCGCCTGTCGCAACGAAACAGCAGAGCGTTACGAGAAGCTGACAGCCCCGCAGCGCAAAGCGATTTTCATCATGGGGAACGCCGTCGCTGAAGAATGTACTGACCAGACCATGCGCAAACTTGAGGGCAAAGACATCTTCATCGCCTGGCAGGATCTTACGCCGCCCCAGCGCCGCACCGTAGCGCGCGGCATGGAGGCTATCCGCTACCTTGCACGCGAAGTACCGGCCCGTTACCGGCCAGGCGACATCGGACGGGTAAACCCTGACACCAGTCACTAACACCTGATTTAAACCCTGAGCAAAACTATGGCGTAAACCCGCCAGGCTTCGCTCGCCCTGAAAACAGCAGAGGACAGCAACATGACGGTCACGATGAGCGGCACCTGTGCAATTACGCCTATATACGCCCGCGCGGTAAGCATGCTGCGACAGTACGAACGCGGCACCCGTAATTTCTCCCGCATCAAACCCCACGGCTATCTCGTTATACGGGTTGGCCGACGCTGGCGGCTGCTCAGCAAAAACGGTGGCCGGCACTGGCGGCTGATGACCCACGAAACCTATAACGGGGAGAGTCATAAATGACAACAACGTTGCCTTTGAAATGGCCGGGCGGTAAATCTCGCGTGATGCCAGATCTGCTGCCTCACCTGCCGAAATCAGATTGCCTGATTGAGCCGTTTGTGGGCGGGGCGTCCGTGTTCATGAATACGGATTACAGGCGTTATGTGCTCGGCGATATCAATCCGCACCTGATTAATTTTTATCGCGTGATTGCCAGTGATACCGAGAATTTCATTAGCACAGCGCGATCTGCTCTGTTCCGCGATGGCAACAATGAGGAAACCTATTATTCGACTCGCAGCATGTTTAACGATCCTCGCCCGGCAGCCTGGGCGTTGCCAACGTGGGACTTTACGCAGGCGTTGCGTTTTCTCTATCTCAACCGGCACGGTTACAACGGCATGGTGCGATATAACCAGCAGGGTGAATTCAACGTGCCCTATGGTCGCTACAAAGCACCCTATTTCCCGGAACGGGAGATCCGCCTGTTTGCTGAGAAGGTGCGCGACACCCGAGCTATTTTCATCTGTGCTGATTTCCGTACAACCATTCTCACCCATGCCGCAGAGGGCGCTACCATTTACTGCGATCCTCCCTACCTGCCCGCCAGCGATACCGCGAATTTTTCCAGCTATCACACTGCCGGATTTGGAGCTGAGCAGCATAGGAATTTGGTTAAAACACTGGTCAAAGCATTCAACGAGCACGGCGTAACATCGGTGTTTTCCGGCAGCGGCACGCCCGAAACCCGCCAGATTTACCACCCTTTCCGCATGCATGAAATCACCGTACAGCGCTCAGTGAGCGCGAAATCCCGCGATACGGCCAATGAGCTGATCGGCCGCCTGAAACTCTGCGAGGGCTGCAACAGCGCTGGCGGTGGCATGTGCCCGGACTGCGGCCCAGTCATGGGCAATGCAACCTATAGAGCTATGGTCGAAATCGGCTCACTGGCCCATGACATTGATTACACCGGTGTATGTAAATGAGCCAGCCTCTTGCCTATTACAACGAAATAGATCCCTTCGCCGTACAGTGGTTGCGCAATCTTATCGATGCCGGCCGCATTGCGCCTGGTGTGGTTGATAACAGGAGTATTGAAGATGTCACACCCAACGATCTACGGGGATTCAAACAGGTTCACCTCTTTGCAGGATTCAGCGTCTGGTCACTCGCTCTGCGCTGCGCCGGATGGCCCGATAACAAACCCATCTGGACAGCCTCATGCCCATGCCAGCCTTTCAGCGCGGCAGGCAAAGGGGCGGGGTTTGCTGACAAGCGGCACTTATGGCCCGCCGCACATTGGCTTGTCGGCCAGTGCAGCCCTGTCGTGGTTCTTGGCGAACAATCTGCAAGCAAAGACGCGAATGACTGGATCGACCTTGTACAAACTGACGTGGAAAGTCTGGGTTATGCCTTCGGGTCGGTTGCGTTTCCGGCTGCGAGCGTCGGTGCGCCGCACATCCGCGAGCGTGCTTACTGGATGGCCTACGCCAACAGCGAACGCAGGGAAAGGCGCGGGAACAGGTGGCCGGCAGGGTGGGATGAACATTCAGACGGCTGCACAACTGGCGGGCTGGGCGACCCCGACAGCATCGGACGGCAAAGGGGGGTATCAGGGCGGCAGGATTCGCAACGGGAAATTATCAACGGACAGACTCGATGTGGCTGCACAGATTGCAGGCTGGCCGGCACCGACGACAAGCAACGATCGCTCACCATGCCCCGGGGAGGCTTTGAGCACGTACCGGCCGAATGGAACCAAGATCCAGAAACGCTTACAGGATGTGGCAGCGATAGCAGGCCCGGCCCGGTTAATGGTTTCTGGCGAGATGCTGACTGGCTCCATTGCCGGGATGGAAAGTGGCGGCCGGTTAAACCCGGCCTTAAGCCTCTGGTTGATGGGACTTCCGGCAGAGTGGGAAGACTTCGCGCCGCAGGCAACGGCCTGACGCTTCAGGCTGCTATAGCATTCATCAGAACGGTCATGCTGGTAGGAATCTGACATGGCCGGTAATCCGCGCGGCCGTTTAGCGCCATCCCCACCACCACCCTTTACCGGTGCGGCACAACAGCCGCCCGGTATTTACCCATGGAATGCAGCCCGGCCTGCATTCAATCCCCGTGAAGAAGCGCCGCCGATTACAGCTGAAGAGTTTGATGCGCGCCAGCAGTCAGCCGCACGCGCAATAGCGCGGTGCATTGCGCTGAAAGAGCGTGACGCCTGGCTGGATGACCGCCAGCAGTGGTTACAATCCGCTGACGGTATTCTGTCACGACTAAGTACGCTGCCCGTTTTTCTGCGACAGCCACTGCTTAATCAGGTTGACTGGCTCCAGCGTAACCGCCCGCCTGAACAGCGTGATGCATTTCTCAGCAATACCATACTTAAAGCCGTCAAAAGGCTTGATGCCGTCCGGGAAAAACACGCCGCCCGTGCTACTCCGTCAGAGCTGGGGGCGTACTGGTTCCGGCGCTGGCCGCATCTGCCTGAACAGACGCGACGCCAGGTTCTCACCTGGGGTAGTTCTCTGGCATCGCAAATCAGCGAAATGTTTTTCACTGAGTGTCGGGCGCTGAAAACAGAACTGGAGGATTTGAGCGATAAAGACCTGTTATGGCTTTATCGCCACATCGGCCGCGAGGTGACCACTCTCCGTATCCGGCCACCATACTGGCGATCCCTGAATAAACGCTTTGATAAAATGCTGTGCCTGTCTGCGCTGAGCAGATTGATGAGCGCGGATTGGTGGGGGCAGCAGGTCTGGCGACTGCGTAACGACTGGCGCGAGTGCCAGTTGCGTGCGATCGGGCAGATACACAGACGCCGCAATCCTTATGTCAGCCAGGATGCATTATCAGCCTGGCAGGAGCAGCGCCGTAAAAACCGGCAGTTTATCGCTACACATGAACTGGAGGATGACGAGGGCAACGTTGCGTCATTAGAGTCCATGGCGCTGGCAAGCGTCAGTAATCCTGCGATTCGTCGGCATGAGTTAATGGCCCGAATGATGGGTGTCGAACAGGTGGCGATGTCGCGCGGCGACACAGGACTGTTTCTGACGATCACCTGCCCCTCCCGATATCACAGCAATAACCATAGCGGCCACGCCAACCCCAAATGGAATGGCGCTACCCCTTCTGATGCGCAGAAATATCTTTGCAAGGTGTGGGGGCGGGCCACGGCCAAACTGAAGCGCCATGATTTAAGGCCGTATGGCTTTCGTGTTGCCGAGCCACACCACGACAGCACGCCGCACTGGCATGTGCTGATCTTCCTCCCGCCTGATGAAGTTAAACCTGCGTTAGCGATTCTCCGCGATTACTTCACTCGCGAAGATCGTGCAGAACTGGGTAAAAATACAGCAGCCCGTTTTAAGGCCAAAAAGATGGACCCCAGAATAGGCAGCGCGACGGCATACATTGCAAAGTACATCAGTAAAAATATTGATGGATACGCGCTGGATGGCGAAACAGACAAAGAGACAGGCCGCCCGCTGCGCGAAACAGCCCGCCTTGCTATGGCCTGGGCGTCCCAGCACCGCCTGCGCCAGTTTCAGCCGGTCGGACAGCCGCCCGTCACGGTCTATCGGGAATTACGCAAACTCAGCAATCAGCTGACCAGCATCATGATCAAAGCGGGCACTTACCGGCGCGGCGCATCACTGCTGCCCGATCCGGTTATGGACGCTGTGGCAGCCGCTGCTGATGTGGGCTGTTTTGCTACCTACATCCAGAAACAGGGGGGCGTGCTCATTCCGCGCGAGAGCTATGCCGTCCGCGTTGCCTATGAGGACAGCGAGGAGTCAAATGCCTACGGCGAGACAACGCGCAAAATCACGGGCGTCTGGTCGCCGCATATTGGCGAGGAATCGCGGCAATGCACGCGTCTGAAAACCTGGACGATTCGCAAAAAGCAGCCAGATAAATCCGGCACCGCCTTTGGTTCTGGATCTTTTGATACTCAGGGCGGCGGCGCCGCCCCTTGGAGTTCTGTCAATAACTCTACGGGCGACCAAAAAATCAGCAGAACCCGTGAGTTATCGACAGAGTTACCCGCCGAAAAATTGCGCGTTCCAGCGTCATTAACACGCCAGGAACGCCGTGCAGCACTCAGGGTTATGCGCAACAGCTGCCGGAATGAGAAAAAATCACAAAATTTACCGCTCGCACCACCGCCAGTACTTCAGATTTCAGATGATTTAGCCGCTGCGGTGATCGCCCTGTGCGCCGCGCAGGGCATGTCCTACACGCCAGATCTCACTGCGGCCCTAAGCAGAGGGGCGCGTATACGATTGGATGATAATCGCGAGGCGACTTTGCGGAACAAAAATGAACTGGAGATCAGGCCGGTGCGCCGTTGGTGCGGTTGTGGCTCAGAACTGAGCACGGCAAATCCATCAACAGGCGCAGGCTGCTACCGTTGCGCCACCGACGAGAACCTTAATGAGTGGCTATAATGTATTCGTCAAGTAAAAACTTTTAACCCCATCTAAGCCCATCTAAGCCCATCTAACCCCATCTAACCCCATCTAACCCCATTTTCTTCCTGACCGAAGTGTGAGATAGTAGTGCACTAAATAGATGTACAAAATTCAACCAGTTGAGGAGGAGTGATTATGCCAAAAAATTCTGCTGAAGCTCTTCTACGCCGCGTCTGGGCTGACAGAGGTTTCCCTGTTGATCCTGCGTGGATAGCAGGTCAACTTGGGCTTGATGTCGTTGAAACAGATCTTGATAGCAATATTTCTGGGGCGTTACATAAAGACCCCGGGCATGATCCCGTAATCATCCTCAATCGCGAAGATAGCCTCTCGCGTAAGAGGTTTACCTGTGCTCATGAGTTAGGGCATTACGCTAAACGCACTGACAATGGGCAGGAACTTGAATATCAGTTCATAGATTTCCGGGGAGAGCAGGCAACTAAAGGTTGTGATCCTGACGAAATCTTTGCCAATCAGTTTGCTGCAAACCTGCTTATGCCCGAATACAAGGTCAGGGAGTTACATAAAGAAGGCTGTCCTGCCACAATTATGGCGTCTTTCTTTGGTGTTTCAGATGATGCTATAAAATTCCGGCTTAAAAATCTTAGGATTAACTGACGATAATGTCTGATGATGAAATAAAAGCATCCGCTAAAGCGTCAGTCACAGAAGCGGCGCGTCAAGCCAGAGGTGAGCGCGCCGCGTCCAAAGCTCCCGCTGCCACTTCTGTAGCATATTTCAACAGAGAAGATCCTGACAACGCCCACAAAAAAGCTAAAACCAAAGATTTGAAGGGCGACACTAAGCTCAAAAAGATTTTTGCTTGGTCTTTTATTTGCATTTTGGTCGGTCAGTTGCTCGTCATGAATGCTGTTTTCGTTTTAGTAGGCGCGAAATTACTTAGCTTTGAGCAGTTTGCTTTGAATCTCTATATGAGCGGTACTCTTGCAGAGGTTTTTGGTGTTGTTTTGATTATGGCTAGGTATTTATTTTCAAAGCGGGAATGATACCATCATCTGAATTGTGTGGGTTTGGGTTTTATAAGGCAATTTATAAAAAATTAAGATAGTTATTATTTAGGAAATGATAAGTGTCTAACAAAATAACTTTTTCGTGGTGGAACACAAGTTTATCCCCTCATACAAAAGAAAACTTATCAAGTGATGAGCACAAAGCATTTGTACTAGTGACATTATGGCGCTTGATAAATGAAAAGTCAGTTGATGTAATTTGCTTATGTGAGGTTTCCACTGCCGATGTGGAATATATATCGGGCATGTTTAATGGGAGTGAGTTTTCGATTTATGACGGAACTGTATATGACGGAAGAAAAAGATATGACATATGTACAATTTATAAATCCAATTTACTCCAGATAATAAATACAGACTTAATCACTAAAATCCAACCGGATGGTAAAATACACGCTGCTCAGGAATTAAACTTTCAGATAAAAGAATTTCAGGAACCAATTACACTTTATGTTGCTCATTGGGTGAGCAGACTTCATGTTAGTGAAGATGATACACTTAGGATTCAGCTTGGAACATTGCTCATGGATGCAGTGTCTGCAAGTATTGAACAGCGTAACATAGAAAATATCGTCATACTTGGCGACTTCAATGATGAACCCTTTAACAAGAGTCTTACTGAAGCTTTATTTTCCACAAAAGATACTTTTCTTGTTAAGAAAAAACCCCGCCTTTTATACAACCCATTTTGGCGGTTAATGGTTAACAAAGACCTACACCCCTGCACCACCGAATTATGGGGAGGAGGCACGTATTATCATAAAAACAATAAGACAAGTCGCTGGAAAACATTTGACCAGATCATTTTCTCTTCAAGCTTTCTTCGCGGAAATACATGGTATCTCAATGAAGAGAAAACTGAAGTGTACTATAACAAAGAGATAATCAGGCTTATTACAAATACGAATTCAAAGCTTGATCATCTACCTGTAATTTCGTCGATAGAGAGATATTGAAATGAAAAATTTTAAAGATTCGCTTAAAGCTGGCATTGAGGCAGCACAAGAGGCAGAAAGAAACAAAAAAGAGATCACTCTTATTTTTGATAATATAAACGCCCAAGTTAAAGACATTAGTGAAAACAAGGCTACATTTGGCAAGGTGACTTTTAAAAGAGCCGTAGATAGGGAACCATCCAGACCAGCCAATATATTTATTGACAGCTTCATACCGCCCAAGATGGAAGAATTTGAAGGCTTAGCAATCCTCAACGGCAATAAGCAAAATGCAATTATGCTAGCTGAATGGGAACAAAATAGCGCGGGTTATCCATGCTACATAAGATACAACGGACAGAAATTCATATGCCAAGATAAAATGGATTTAGAAAACTCACTTTCATCTCTATTGGAAGAAGTAAAGACAGGTGAAGCTATTTTAGAACAAATCAAAAAAGCTAATATTCCTTCCGATAAACCTATCTCCTAGTAAAGTTATTAGTATTGATATCTTATCCTCTCAAAAGCTTTCATTTCTCCGCCCAGCCATAGCTGGGCTATCTTAAAGTTGTTGAAGCGCAATTCTGCGCAATTCTGAAAGTAAATTTTTCATGATTAATACCCCGTCCCGTCAGTGCTGGCGGGACATTGGTGCATCTGAAAGTTGCACAATTTCGTGCATAAACTGTGTGCGGGTGTGGTGGGGGACACGCGCCCGCTACGGGGCATGGTGAGACCACCCCGCCCGGCCAGCCTGCCGCGCTGGCTGTGCCATGCACGGCGTATTTCTCCGCAGGAATGGCGCAGCACCCTGTCAAACCTTGATGGCCTTAGAACGCGTTACAGTGCGTTGTTATCGCTGGCAGGTATTGGGGTTGTGGCGAGATGGGATCTGGTAAAGATTCAGAGGGTAACGAGCATAAAAAACCGGCCGCAATGGGCCGGTCGGCAGGTGCATGATTATGTCAGGTGTTATGCAGGGGAGTGGCGACGCTCGAATGCATAGGAATGGATGCCATCACGTCCCAAAGACGTTTCAGCCTCGTTCCACTCCCGGCAGTCAAAGCCCTGCTCATCGAACCAGCGAAGCAGCCCCGCGTGGGTGAAGTACCAGATGTGTTCATCCTTCCTGAAGTGCCGCGACCGCAGCAAATGATCGGCATCACGGAATATCGGAATGGAAACAAAGACCCATTTTTTCGCGCGGGCAACGGCAGCCTCGGGATCATCGATGTGCTCCAGCGCATCCCAGAAGCTCAACGCCGGATAGCACTCACCGTACAGGTCAGCCCAGCGACCATGAGATTTAAGCCATTCAATCCCTGCCGGATTAACGGCATAGCCCAGCGTATGATTTCGCTCCAACACAAACTGACCCGACCCGACGCCCACGTCCAACAGGGTGCCCGCGTAATGCCGCGCAACCAGTGCGATCCGGGCCTGCGTCAGGGCACGCCCCATCGGTGTTTTTGCCATTCGCTGATAGCGGGCAAAGTATCCGGCATCGTACGGGCGCTGTTTCGGTACCGGAAACCGGCCTACGCCAATCTCAGGCAGGAACACCAGGCCATTGCGGACGTGATCAGAGAACATTTTCATGTAGCCACCTCGTAAATTTTTCATCGAATTGCGTAATGCGCTTGCTGCATGCGTGCGCCATCTGCCCGCACATGCAGTAGTTATCCGGCCTCGCCCATCCGACGCGGCGCAGGTTCATTCGGGGATCGGTGATAATATGCGGCGCGTTATGGGCGCCACACCCGCCCTGCACCACATATAGCGGCGTGCCGTAACTGACAGCCGCAGGCACAATCCAGCCCACGCCACCGACAACAACGGCAGCTTTATCAGCCAGCGCCAGCAACTGCGTAACGCTGAGTTCGCCACTGTGCAGGTTCAGATCGGCTTCAGGCGGATCACCAACCAGCCATTCCTCGCCGTCAGCAAGGTCAGCAACACTGACCACATAAAAGTGGCGCCGGAGTATGCGCGCAGCCTGAGCGATATATACGGGATCGGGATTACGGGCCTGATTCAGCCACTCGCGACGGGCCGTTACAGGCCTGATAAGTGCGACCGGCCGTGACGTCCGCACCGGCAGCGAGCCAAAGTCAGGCAAATCAAAGACGGGGTTTGTCACGCCAAACTGCTTTCGCATGGCATCAGCAATTGACCCCTGCGCCAGCAGTGAAGCACCGTAGCCAATTCGCAGCGTTCTTGCGTCAACGGGCGGCGCTTCATACCGCACGCGGGATCGCATCTCGTTTTTTCGCTGGGTGCGAAGTCGAGTCCCGGAGCGCACGAAATGCACGTCCAGCCCCTCATAGATTTCAGGCCAGGCCGTCGCCAGCCAGCAGCCCGGCAGGTGACGTATAAAAGCGCGCTGGTAGATGTTGTCACCCAGCCCCTGCATGCCGTTGATTAACAGCGGTGTGTTCATATTGAATCCCCGGAAGGAAGCAGCAGCGCATCCGTCAGCGCCATGCGGCGGAACTGCGTAAGGCGGGTTATGCGTGAGCAGTTTATGATGTCGGCAACGTCACGCAGGCAGGCGATCGATTCAAAGTGACGCAGCCAGCGTGCGGGCGTATCAGGTACGGGATTTCTCAGCCCTGCCGGGTGATCGCCATGCCAGTGCGTCCCGGAACGGGTACAGCAGTCAAAGCCCAGAAGCAGGATGCGCCGGGCACCCTGGCTGACGGCAAACTGTATTGCGCGCATGCCTGAGTTGTACGATCCACGGGCGACGTGAAGTTTCAGGCGGTAACGCTGCGCGGCCAGCGGGTGACACGTCCAGCGCGCAGCATCAGAAGTAATCAGCGCGTGATTCTGTTCCCACCACTCAAGATCGCCCGCATAGATGACGTCACAGTCGGGTACCATCTGCCAGCTGGAGTTCACTGTAATCAGCGGCCAGCCCGATGACGCTGCGACATCTGCATCCTCTGCCGTGAGTGACGGCCCGCTGCCAAAGATGATTGCCCTATCCACCGTTCGACACCTCTGCCAGTGCATAGGGGTTAAAGTCGAACACGGGCGCGCCGATCCAGTCGTTAAGGTGCTTAAGGCTCGACATAATCGGGTAAAGCTCATTTATAGCGAACACCTTTGCCGCCTTCTCAACGTCACCAAAACCGGAAGCCTCGTTAGGGATGATACCCATCAGCTGCGGCGGGACGCGGTGCGCAGCCAGCATGTCATTTCGGGTAATATTTTTGATGCTGCTGAAATCATCTTTTGCGGTTATCTCGCTGAACGGCATGATTTGGATCCCGTCTTTCTTCCCGCCTGCCGCATACACCAGAATATTTTTGAAGGCTTTCTGCCCGTTGACGCCTGCCAGGGATTTTTTGAGATCATCAATCTGGCGCGGGTTCGCCAGTGCGTCTGAAACATAGATGAGTTTCCCGGCGTGGCTGCCGTTGATGAAATAGTTACGGCGGAACATTGTCGCGTCGCTGTTCAGATAAACCGACATCATGACCGCCAGATATTCAGGCAGCCCGTAAATTTCCTGATGGATCTCCGGGTTGAGGATGTGACAGACACTGCCGGGTGCATAAGAAAAATCCTGCACATCATTCTGCACAAACCAGTAGGTTTCCAGGTCAACGCCGCGACGTGTGTATTTGGCCGGGATATGGCGAAGCCTTACCGGCGTGCCCAGACGATTTTTTTCCACTGCGAAATAGGCGTTACCAAAGACCAGGTAATCCAGCACAGCGGCGTTAACATCATGCCGTGTCAGCCAGGGATGCGGCTTCCAGCACTCAGCGATAACGTTACGCTTAAAGTAGAGGGCAGACTGATGATAGGGTGCCACACCAAACAAACGGGCCAGCTCATAAAAACTGATGGGGGTTTCGTAATACTGCCCGTTCTTCGCGCACTCCATGCAGTCCAGAAAGTCGCCCCAGCCGTGAAGCGGAACGGGTGAATCCAGCGTAATCGCGCTGAACGTCTCAACCGGCGCGCTACCCTGTTCCATGACGGCGGATGGCGTACCGGCCGCCATAGCGGCCTGCGCAACCTTACCCATATCAAGCCAGGCGGCATTGCCTGCTGTGGTATCTGACATAATTAAAACTCCCAGACGCCGCCTTCTGCGGCCATTTCTGCGCCAATTGGCTCGTTAATCAGCGCGTGCATCGTCGCCCAGGCAAGATCGCCGTGGTTACTGCCGCGCGCGCGATCGGATTCGTAAGTCATTACCCCGCCCGGCGTGACTACCCGGCGAATAGTCATAAAGGCGCTGACCAGATCAAGCAGGCCTGCGTCATATTCAAAACGTCCGCCACGGATGAGCATCTGTGCCTTCATGACCAGCGCACGCTTGAGGCTGACGCTGTAGTTATGCACGACAGCGGCCGGGAAGAAGTTTTTGACGAGATTGCCTACTGATTCACCGACGCCGGTGCCATCTATACCGATGTGCGTCACGTTATAGCGAAGGGTAAACTGCCGGATGACCTCCGCCTGCGCTTCGAATGGCAGCCCCTGAATCTGCATAATTTCAATGACGCGGAACTTGCCGCCCGGTACAGACGGCGGAACCACGGCAACCAGTCCGGCGCTGTCACCATTGCCGCTGCTGCCGTTCGGGTCATATCCCAGCCAGACCTCACGATCACCCATCGGGCTGGGTGCATCCGGCCGCCAGTCCCCCCACTCATCGACCCCGTCAATACCGCAGCGAATGAGGCTGTTGTAGTCAAAGGCCCGCTGGCCGCGCGCCACGAACTGGCACATATAAAGATTCAGGAAGTCATCAGGCGGCGTTTCATCTTCTATGGTGCTGAGCGTGACCTGATCGAGTCCCCTCTCGATAGCATCCTTAATCGTCAGGATCTGCCGCCAGGCACCGTCATCGCATAACAGGCCGTGCTGAAGTGCGTCGTGCGTCAGCGGGATATCGACGCGCTTGTCACGCGGGCGATGACTGTTATACAGATCGCCTGTCCAGAACTTATAGGCTTCATGCTCTTCACTGGATGGCGTGGAAAAGTAAGTCAGGGTCAGGCCAGCCTTATCGTGCGTCGCCATACCTGCCGCGACCTTGCGCAGATTCAGGAAGTTATTGACCCAGAAAAATTCGTCAAAATAGAGATTGCCGGTATACGACTGCGCCGTTGCGGCAGATGTGCCGAGGAAATACAACGTCGCTCCGTTCGCCAACACCATCTCATTGCCGCCTGTCAGCTCGACGTCGCAGACTTCTTTAACCCATCGCTGAATGAAGCGTTTAAAGTTCAGCGCCTGATTACGACTGGCTGAAAGAAATATCTGATTGCGGCCGGAGTCGAGCGCGTCCAGCAGCGCCTCCCGCGCAAAGTACCAGGACGCGCCGACCTGTCGTGACTTCAGGATCATGCGGATGCGCTGACCCAGCTCGCGCTGTTTCAGCCATCCCAGCTGATAGTCATAAAACGTATCGAGTGCATTCTGTCGCAGGGCGGCAATCTGTTCGGGGCTGAGGAAGTTTTTCGGCCCCTTTTTCTTCTTCCGCTCACCCTCGTCCTGCCGCTGAAGCGCACGTTCGAAGCGGGCAATCTGACGGCTGTAAAAATCCATCACTTTGAAATCACGCGCCGTCAGCTCGTCGGCAGGCTTGTTATTCAGCTCCAGCCAGCGCACCAGGGCGCGATCATGCGCACGCCCGGCCATGCTGATCTCGTCCCATTTATCACGGCGGCGCCAGCTGTAAAGCGTGTTGATGTTGATGCCCAGGCTTTGCGAGATAGCGCGCATATCACGCCCCATCCAGTAGAGATTTTTTGCCTGCGATTTCAGATCGGTGTTTTCCATGGCGCAGAGCCTATCGCGCCCGCGCGCGATGCAGTATCAGCGGGACGTGTCGCCTTGCGCTGACACGGCGAACACGTTGCCGCCCGTCCGTGGGGTGCTCAACATAGGCACCAGAACCGAATCAAACCGGAGCAAAAAATGGCTGCAAAGAAAAAAGTAACCGACTGGCAGCGCATCGCCGTAGAGGGCGCAACCACTGACGGACGCGTTATTCAGCGTGAATGGATTGAGGGCGCAGCAGCGTCATACAACCCGGAAGTGTACGGTGCGCGTATTAACTGCGAGCACATCAGAGGCTACGCCCCCATGGTCAGTGCGGACACCTCGCCCTTTGGTGCATACGGCGATGTCGTTGCGTTAAAAGCCGAAGCGATCCCGGATGGCCCGCTCAAAGGAAAGCTGGGGCTTTACGCACAGCTGACCCCTACCGACGAACTGGTTGCCCTGAACCGCAAGGCCCAGAAGGTTTATTCGAGTGTGGAAATCGCTCCGGATTTCGCGGATACCGGCACACCTTATCTGATGGGCATGGCGGTGACAGATAACCCGGCAAGCCTGGGCACATCCTACCTTCAGTTCTGCGCCCAGAACCCGACAGCCAGCCCGCTGGCCGCGCGTCACTCTGTTCCCGGTGCGCTGTTCACGGCGGCAGAAGAAATCACGCTGGCGTTTGCTGAGGAAGAGCCAGAGCAGCCAGAGGGTGGCACGCAATTTTTCACCCGCATCAGCTCCCTGCTGTTTGGCAATGCGAAAAAGCAGGAGCAGAACACCACTGAGCTACAGAACGCCGTTGAGCTGATTGCACAAAGCCAGGCTGAATTGCTTAACACCTTTAGCAACACGGTGAAAAAGGATGCATTAACCGCGCTGGAACAGCGATTCAGCCAGCTGGAGCAGGATCATAACGCCCTCAAAACGCAGCTGGAGAGTGAGCCGCAGCATTATGCGCAGCGACCGCCTGCCACGGGTAAAGAAAAAACCGAAACCGAAGTGGATTACTGATCGGGCGAACGGAGAAAAACACAATGGCAGCAATGAAAAACGATACCCGCGTCAAGTTTAACGCTTACCTGGCAAAGCAGGCGCAGCTTAATGGCTCCACGCTCCAGGACGTGCAGCGCGGGATTGAATTCAGCGTGGATCCGAGCGTTGAACAGCGCCTCGAAGACAAGATCCAGAACTCCAGCGAAATGCTCAAGCGCATTAACATTATCGGCGTTGATGAGCAGGAGGGCGACAAAATCGGCCTGGGCGTCAGTGGCCCGCTGTCCAGCACTAACACCTCCAATACCGACCGCCGCGAACCGCGCGCCGTGGATACGCTGGACGAGGACAGATACCGCTGCGAGCAGACCAATACCGACACCTATATTGCCTACAGCAAGCTGGATGCCTGGGCGAAGTTTCCCAATTTCCAGGTCCGCCTGAGCAATCAGATTGTTCAGCGCACCGCGCTGGACCGTCTGATGATTGGTTTTAACGGCACATCACGGGCTAAAAAGTCTGATTTTGCCAGCAACCCGCTATTGCAGGACGTCAATATTGGCTGGCTGCAGAAGTACCGCGAACGCGCACCTGAGCGCGTCCTGACCGGGAAAACCATTACCAGCCGCGACGACGACAACACCATCGTTAAAAAGGGTGATTACGGCAATCTGGACTCTATGGCCCGCGATGCGGCGCGCCAGCTGCTCGATCCCTGGTATATCGACCATCCCGATCTGGTTGTCATCACCGGCCGCGATCTGATGAATGAGCGCGAGTTCCCGATCGTGAATGCGCTCAGTCAGACCAACCCTAACAGTGAAGCGCTGGCGGGCCAGCTGCTGATTGCGCAGCAGCGCCTCGGCAATATGCCAACCTACATCGCGCCTTACTTCCCGGCTGGCGCCATGCTGATTACGTCGTTCGCTAACCTGTCGATTTACTGGCAGATTTCGGCGCACCGCAAGGCCATCCGCGAAGAGCCGGAATACAACCGCATCGCAACGTACAGCTCCAGCAATGACGCGTACGTAATCGAAGATTACGGCTTTGGCTGCCTGGTTGAGGGCATTACCTGGGCTGGCGAAAACCACAGCCAGCAGTAAGAGGAACAGATCATGCCATCACCTGCTTTCCTCCATCGTCAGAAGCATGCAGCAATCCGGGCGGCGGGCAGAGCGGCGCAATCGCCCGCCCTGTCGGACGAAGAAAGGATCCTGCACCGGCTTTATCAGGATGAAAAACGCCTGAAGGGTATCCAGAGCAATAAGCGCAAAGCGGAGCTTAAGCGCGAAATGCTGCCGGATTATCAGGGCTGGATTGACGGCACGCTGGCGGCTGACAGTGGCCGCCCCGACAAGGTTGTCGTGATGTGCGCCACCTGGATGATTGACGCCGGTTGTGCAGAAGAAGCCATGCCGCTGATTGAGTACATTGTGCGTCACAAGCTACCGCTGCCAGACGACTGGAATCGCACGCCGGCCGCGTTCTTTGTGGAAGAGATCTGCAACCCGGCGCTGTCGGCGGTCAAGCTTGATACCGCAGCGCGCCCGCTGCCCGCATCCATGCTGTTGCGGCTTGATGAGGTTATGGCGGAAGAGGATATGCCCGATGCCGTCCGCGCCAAACTGTTCAAGTTGCTGGGGTTGACACTTCGCCACGGTGACGCCGATATGCAGCAAAAAGCACTGGAATACCTCCTTCAGGCTATGACGCTGAATGACGGTGCGGGGGTTAAGAAAGAGATCGATACCCTGCGCCGGGCCATCGCCCGAAGCGAGCAGGCTTCTGCCCAGGCTGACAGCTCGCCGGACAATGCGCCACCGGCCCCGCCCGCAGCTGAAGGTGAGAACAATAAACAGGGTGACTGAGTCAGCCTGTTAAACGAACGTGCCCCCGCGCACCGGGCGGCACGGCGGTGTAGCAGTAGTCTGAATGACCCGCTGTTTCCCCGTCGTCCACCGCCCGACCTCTCAGGAGATAAAGCATGAGTCTGGTTTCGGTCAATCCGACCGGTGAGATGACTATCGCTAACAGCGATTTCTGGCCGGACATGGACGCCGCAGAAATGCGCCTGTCCGTACGGCTCGACGGCCAGGTCACGGATGACAGACTGCTGCATGCCTGCCGCGAAGGCATGGCCCGCGTCAACAGTGAACTGGCAGAGTGGCGCGAACTTCAGCAGGCTGCGGGTTATGACACCCTGGATGGCATGCCAGCGGCCAGGATCGGCGATGAGTCCGTACTCATCCTGCGCTACAAGCGTGCCGTGTGGTTCACCGCCAAAGCGCTGCTTCTGGAGGGCTACCGGGATATCGACACCTCGCGGGATGGCGAAAAACACGCCGAAGCACTTTCCATTCAGATAGACAGCGCCTGGCGGGACAGCCAGTGGGCACTGCGCGACATCATGGGCCTGCCGCGCGGCATGGCGGAGATCGTGTAGATGAATGTGACGGCGCAACAGGGGGACACAGTGGACCTTCTCTGCTGGCGTGCCTATGGCGAATGTACGGGCGTCACCGTACAGGTTTATGAGGCTAACCCGGGTCTGTGCGAGCTGGGGCCGCTGCTGCCAGCGGGCACCATGGTTTATCTGCCCGACATCAGAAAAAGCAGCACCAGGGAGATCGTACAGCTATGGGACTGAAGAAAAAACGAGGTGTATTTATGGCGGCCGCGCTTCTGGCCGGGTTGCTGAGGCTTCGTGTGTGCAGCTGCGGGATGGTCTGCCGCACCCGTCCCACACCCTGTGCCACTGACCGTTCACGACTGCGGCGACATACCGCGCGATATGCACCGCTGATGCGTGGCTTTTTATTTCCGTTACCTGACCGGAGTCGGGATGAACAATAACCATATACCACCTGGTTTCTGGGAGGTTTCTTTGCTGTGGGTCAAAACCAACGCCCCGTCTATTTACGGATCGCTGGCGTCGTTCGGTATGGCGCTGATGGTGACCCTGTATGACGGTAAATCCTGGCGGAATGCTTTTCTATCGGGGCTGATTTGCCTGCTGATTTCCATGGGGGTGATTAATTCCCTGGAGTACTTCGGCTGGCAGGCGGATCACGCGCTGCTGGTCGGTATTGTTATTGGCGGGATCGGCGTCGAGCGCTGCCTGTCGATTATGAACGTCATGGCCAGCATGAAAACCCGCGTTCCTGAAGAGAGTGGCACCAAAGCCGGGAGTGAAAATGAAAACAAGTGAAAACGGCTACCGCCTGATTAAGCAGTCCGAAGGTCTGAAAACCAGAGCCTACCACTGCCCGGCTGGTGTGCTGACTATTGGTTACGGCCATACGCACAACGTGAAAGAGGACGACACCTGTACGCCGGAACAGGCCGAAGCCTGGCTGAAGGAGGACTGTCTGGCCGCTGAGCGGACCATCGGCGCGAGCGTCAACGCTCAGCTGAATCAGAACCAGTTTGACGCGCTGGTGTCGTTCATCTTCAACCTGGGTTCAGGCAATTTCGTTGGGTCGACGCTCCTGAAGAAACTGAACGAGGGCGATTATGCCGGTGCAGCTGGTGAGTTCGGTAAATGGGTGAATGCTGGCGGGCAAAAACTGCCGGGTCTGGTTGAGCGCAGGGCAGCGGAAAAAGCGCTGTTTGTGTCGTGAGCAAATATGCCATTGTCGCGCTGGTAACAGTCGTTATCTCGCTCGCCTGGACGGCTGATCACTATCACGATAAAGCCATAGCCTGGCGCACTACCGCACAGCAGTCTCAACAGGTAGCCAGACGGCAGGCCGCCACCATCACCTATATTAACCAACGCCAGCAGCGTCTGGCCGCGCTCGACAAAACCCACACGGAGGCATTAGCCAGTGCGCAACACCAGATTAATGATTTGCAGCGCGACGTTGATGATGGCCGTCAGCGGTTGCAGCTCCACGCAGACTGCCCAGCCCTGTCAGCGGGTAAATCCTCCCCCACCGCCCGCGTGGATGATGCAGCCCGCGCCCGACTTACTGACGCCGCTCAGCGGGATTATTTCATCCTCAGGCAGCGAATCGAGACAGCCCGGCAGCAGATAGCCGGACTACAGGACTATATCAGGCAGCAGTGCCTTAAATAGCCACAGGGGATCACCATGTGGATTTTTCGCTGGCTCCAAGGCCATGTTCAAACCGTCAAAGAGGAATCAGCCATGATCAAGGCAAGCACCATTCAGCGCGCGGCGCTCGACACGCTACGCAGCGATACCATTGTTAACAGCATTGCCGAACAGGCTTATGTCGCACCCTCATCGGATGAGGTCAGCAACGCAGTAACGGAATTTGTCGATCATCTGACACTGAGCGATGAAGCCAGCGTCCGTCAGACCTGCGGCAGTAATTTTGACGTAATCGCCGCTGCCTTCACCGATAAATCCGGTGTTGTGGCTAAAGCGCTGAGCGACAAAGTGATCGCCGATGATAAAGAGGCGTTCCGCGCTGACGTGCAGACGTACGCCGATCACCTGCAATACAAACACGGTATTGACGATGGTCAGGCAGCTGCTGAGAGTCAGAGCCAGCAGTAACAAGTCACCGGCCGCACCTGCGGCCGTTTTTTCAGAGGCATCATTATGTCAATGCTGAAAGTTGATGTGCTGCGCCAGCAGCTTAATCAGGCTGTGCCATGGCTCAGGGATAACCCGGAAAATCTCTGGATGGGAGTCCGAAAAGGTGCGCTTGTAGCGACCGGCCAGGAATCGGCTTCTTTCGAGTACCGCTATCATCTTGAGATTATTGTGCTGGACTACCCGGGGGACATCGATCGGCTGAGCCTGGCAATCCTCACCTGGGCAAAGGTGCATCAGCCCGACCTGATTTTTAACCCTGACAAACGCGTCCGAGAAGTCTCATTCTCAGCCGATATCCTCAGCAACAACTGCGCCGACATTCTTTTCGGTCTGCCGGTTGATGAGGTCAGACTGGTCAGCCGGGACGCGCAGGGCCGCCCCGTGATTACGGCGCGCGACGAACCCGACTATGCCGAAATGATGGGGCTGGACGCGACCGGATGGGATGTTGATTTTAAGGACAATCTGAACACCCTGAGTGCCGGGGCGGATAATGAGTGACGCGCAGCTGTTTCTTGAGCTGGACAGCCTGCTGTCTGCCGTTGTGGGACAGCTGACGCCGGTCAGTCGCCGAAGGCTGACCCGCACCCTGTCTAAAGGGCTGCGGGAACGCCAGGCCGGACGTATCCGCCGCCAGCTCAACCCTGACGGCTCCCGGTTTGCGCCGCGCAAAACGCGCGAGATCAAAACCTATATCGGCCATATGCGCTTTTTATGGGCACGCGGCCATCAGGTTCGCGAAATCAGTAACTGGCGGCACGGCAAAGGTGCGAACGGCGAACCGGTCATTACAGGTTACGACGCGCAGGCGGGCGGATTCAGGACATTTAAACGCGCCGACATTGACGAATTTCTTCACATCGACCTTAACAAAACGGCTATCAGACGTAACCTGCGGCAGGGGCTGATGTTCCAGCGCATCCGGGCTTACCGTTTTCTGCATGCACGTTCAGCCACTGATTCAGCAGAAGTCGGCTTTGACGGTAAAGCCGCAGCGATAGCCCGTATTCACCAGTTTGGCCTGGTTGACGATCTCAGTGAACACTTCAGAGCAAAATACCCCGTTCGCGAGCTGCTGGGTCTGGCCGAAGAGGATTTGCAGTGGATCGCTGACACCATCTACGCCCACCTCAACCCCGCCCGCTAAAGCGTCTCAGCGCCCGCTCACACCGTAAACCCCTCCGCTGTTCTCACGCGCGTAAGGCACGATAACAGCTCTGATTTAAAGGAGCTGCTATGCCAACTACCGCCGAACTGTTCCGCCTGCTGTGCAATCTGATCCGCACCGGTACTGTCACGGCACTGGATGAGGACGCCCGTACCGCGCGCGTGAGCACGGGCGACAACGTAACAGACTGGGTGCGCTGGGCAACCAGCCGGGCGGGTGATGCGGTTATCTGGCATGCGCCCTCAGTAGGTGAACAGGTCATTATTCTGGCGCCGTGCGGTGAGATGACCACGGCCATGATAATCGGCTCGCTGTACAGCAACGATCACCCCGCACCGGCAGCGGGCATTAAAAGCGGTGTTATCACCTGGCCCGATGGTGCTGCATTCAGCTATGACCCGGAAAGCAGCACCCTGAGCCTGAGCGGCATAAAAGCGCTGACTGTGAAGGATGACGGTCCCGTCAAAATTCACTGCAGGACAGCCGAAGTAAAGGCTGATGAGAGCATCACGCTGAACTCGCCCAATGTCACCTGCACAGAAAAACTGACGGCCGGCACGCTCAGTATTACGCAGGGCGGCGAACTTAACGGCAACTTTACCGGCGCGATGACGATCAACGGCGTCAAACCCTATGACCATGAGCACGGCGGCGTTGAGCATGGCGGCAGCTGGACGGAAGGAACGAAATGACAACGGCACACTATACCGGCCTCAATCGCCAGCAGGGCGGCAGCGTCAGCGATCTGGCACATATTCAGCAGTCGGTAACCGACATTTTTACTACCCCCAAAGGAACCCGGTTGATGCTGCGGGACTATGGCAGCGATCTGCCCTCACTCGTTGACGGCACACTGACCCCCACGCTTCGCCTGAAGGTCATTTCGGCGGCTTACTCTGCGATCTCCCGCTGGGAACCTCGCATCACGCTGAAATCAGTAACAGCTGAGACGACACAGGGGCGGATCGTGCTGACCCTGACGGCCACACGCAGGGATAATCAGGCAACAATCACGCTGACCTCCCCCCTGACGACAGGAGGGGCATGATGAGCGGCGCTATCGATCTCTCGCAATTACCCGCCCCGGTGGTCGTAGAGTCACTCGACTATGAAGCCACGCTGAAAAGCCGCAGGCAGCAGCTGATTAGCTATTTCCCGGTAGAGGAACAGGAAGCGGTCGCCCGTGCGCTGGCGCTGTCGTCTGATCCGGGCGAAAAGCTGCTGGAGTTTTCGGTCTATCTTGAAAACCTGCTACGCCAGCGCATCAACGAGGCCGCGCAGGCAAATATGCTGGCACTCGCGACCGGCAGCGATCTGGATAACCTGGCGGCTGACTTCAATGTCCAGCGCCTGACCGTCACACCCGCTGATAACACCGTTACACCCCCTATACCGGCCGTAATGGAAACAGATACAGCGCTCCGCCTGCGCACACAGCAGGCGATGGAAGCGCTGAGTGTTGCAGGACCGACAGAAGCCTATGAGTATTTCGCGCGATCGGCAGACGGTCGGGTATCCGATGCAAAGGCAGACAGCCCCTCACCCGCCTGCGTCACAGTAACCATTCTGTCCACAGAGGGCGACGGCACCGCAGGTGATGATCTGCTGAAGGCGGTCAGTGATGCTCTGTCGCCGGAAGACAGACGCCCCGTGGCGGACAGAGTGACAGTGCAGAGCGCTGAAATCATTCCCTATCAGGTTGACGCCGTGCTGGTTCTCTCTGAAATGCCGCAGTCAGAGCTGATTAAAAAGACCGTTGAGAAGCAGCTGACGGACTACATCACTGCCCGCCGCCGCATAGGTGAAAGCATCCGCTACAACGTTTTGATCGGCGCACTTAACTGTGACGGCGTGGAGAACATTATTCTCAACGCGCCCAGCGCGGATATTGAGGTCAGCAGGACCCAGGCGGCCAGCTGTATACGCTATCAGATAAACGTGATCGCTGAGAACGGAGGCCAGAGCAGTGACTGAACAGGAGATCCGGCAGCTGCTGCCGCCAAACTCGACGCGCTGGGAGAAAAATCTGGCGCGGATCATGTCACTCTTTTACGACGCACCTGTCCCGCTCCGTGACCTGTGGAACCCCGACAGGTGTCCGGTTCCCCTGCTGCCCTATCTGGCCTGGGCGTTTTCCGTTGACCGCTGGGACAGCGACTGGACAGAAGCCCAGAAGCGGGCGGCAGTTAAGAACGCCTTTTATCTGCATCAGCACAAAGGGACCGTTGCCGCCGTAAAACGGGCGGTCACGCAATACGGCGCCAGTGCTGAAATTATTGAGTGGTGGCAGGAAGACGGCGTGCCCGGCACGTTCCGCCTCAATATCAGCATTCCTGATACCGGGCTGGATGACAAAACCATCAGCGGCATTAAGCGCATGGTCTACCTGTCAAAACCTCTCAGTCGCCATATCACCGACATGGTTTTCATTGAAGAAGCCACAGTAACGACATGGTGCGCCGCTGCGCTCATCGGCGGCAGTGTGATAACCATTGAAGCAGGAGAATAGAAGTGGCTAAGAAATTCGCCTCACTGATGACCGAAAAGGGCAAGACCCTGATTGCAGACGCCATTGCAGGCGGCAAAACCATCAGCCTGAAGTATTTTGCCGTAGGCGATGGCAACGGCGCCGAAGTCACACCGTCCAGCAGCCAGACCGCCCTGATCAATGAGGTGGCGCGTGTTGAAATTAACTCAATTAAAGAAACTGATGCCGCAGGACAGGTTGTGGCCGCAGAAGCCATTATCCCTGCGAATAAGGGTGGATTCTGGATCCGTGAGGCAGGCATTTTTACTTCCGATGGCGTGCTCGTTGCGGTAAGTCAGATGCCGGTGACGTACAAACCTGCCGCGTCTGAAGGCGCCAGCAGCAGCCAGATAGTGCGCATGCTGATGGCGATATCGAATGCAGGCGCGGTAAATATTACCGTTGATGACAGCCTCGTTATCGCGACGGAGGATTACGTTAACAGCAGACTTAAGGAGCACGAAAAAAGCCGTAATCACCCTGACGCTACACTGGACGATAAAGGCTTTGTGCAGCTGAGCAGCGCAACCGACAGCGACGATGAGAAAAAAGCGGCAACCCCCAAAGCCGTGAAGGCTGCCAACGATAACGCCAGTTCGCGCCTGAAGGTGTCGGAAAACCTGTCTGATCTGGCTGATGTTAATAAAGCCAAAGAAGCCCTTGCGCTCGATAAGGTTGGTAACTGGACTGCCGTAGAGGCCAACGGCGGCCTGCACTCATCCGGTAACCACCGTATCTATATCGACTGGGGTGAGGACGGGAAAGCACACCTGACAGTGGACACCTCAGATGAGGGCGAACTGTTCACCACGGTCAATCCACCCACGCCCGCACAGAGTAATTCCTACCCTATGTGGGGCGGAAACCTGAATGAAAACGCCAGCATTACGGTTATTTCCAGCGTTCTGCAAGGTAACGTCGGAGACTTTCTCTACGGGCCGATGTTCCGCACGACGTTAAAGGCAAGAGGCGGTGACCAGGACTTTAAAGACGGCGCGTCATTCTTTATGCGCATCGTTGAGCATGTTGGCACGCTGGCTTATGGGGAACTTGTTTTTGATGGGTTCAGCAGCGTTCAGTCGTTCGTGTTTGATCAGAATGGTAATTTCCATGCTGCTGGTAATGTCCAGGCTGGCGGTGCGTGGTTAGCAACAGACGGCAATGTATATGGCAGTGTATGGGGCGGATATCTCAGTAACTGGATTGCCGGGCAGATAGATGCACGCATTGGCAATAACAATAACTGGATTAATCAGAGCTTTATCAGTGGTCAGCGACAGGCATCTGCACAATGGTCGGGCAAGGTTGGTGGCAACGGATTGCAGTTGCCAGCAGGATGCGTGGCCATTGGCGCTAAAAATAATGGCAGCTCAGACGTGGCGAATATGAGCCTTTTATATGCTGCTGAGCAAATCTGCATTAACGGTAACTGGATGACAATAGGGTTAGTGTGATGATTACCTTAAAAAAACTGCAAGTTTATAATGCTGAAATGATTGCCGGTAAGTCCGTCCTGTTTCTGAAGGACAATGCCGGTCGTGACTGGTATGAATCGCAGAAATTGTTTGCCGATGAAACACTGAAAGTCGTTTTCAACAGTGCGGGCATCATTGTTTCAATGAATTATGATGTTTCAACGTTGTGGCCGGTAGATAACTCTGTCGCAGAGGTCGCCGCAGATGATGTACCTGAAGGAATCGATATCAGTGGCAACTGGATGTATGACGGCAAAAACATTGTGCCGCGTACATACACAGCAGAAGAATGGCAGGCGAGAGCTGAGGCACAGCGCCAGAGCCTGTTCACCGCTGCGAACGCCGCCACCGCCGACTGGCGCACAGAGCTTCAGCTGGACGCCATCAGTGACGAAGATAAAGCCAGCCTGATTAAATGGATGGCGTATATCAAGGCGGTTAAAGCGGTAGATATCTCAGCGGTGAAAGATGAAGTCGGATATAACGCCATTGCATGGCCGTCACAACCCGATTGAAATTTCAGAACTCAGGCCAGCATCAGCTGGCCCAGCTATTCAGCTGCACTTTTCAATTCTGATAAATTTCCTAGCAAAAATCAGCCATAAGGCACGCCGTAATTTTACAGAGAAACGACGCTTCTTTTTAATTTTTCGCCAGATTTCATTTTTCAGGGCAGTTAAATTTTCATCAGAATGAACCGTCGATATTTTATAAAGTTCACCATCATCATACGGCGGGTGGGAGATGACAGGCGGGATTACGCACCGGATTTGGCAGATAGCATTTTCTTTAATCAACTGCCATCGGTCACTGACCATCCAGACCGGATACAGGAACCTTATAAGCCCTTCTGCGGCGGCAAGATTAACGACATATCCGTAGGCACCCGTGCCTTCAACAAATCGGTGAATGCCATGGGTGGTACTTAGCTTTTGTTCTGCATGGGAAACGTACTGACCTGCCGGGGTAAGAACGGTAACGAGTGGCTCATTCACTGACTCACGTTCCAGGTGCTTTAAGATGTCAGGTAAATCCTGAGAGGGAATTGCATCGTCTTCAAGAATGAGAGCAGAACTTACATCATCAGCAATCATCCTGGCATAAACAGATAAATGACTCAAAGAGCACCCTATTTCACCACGCTCTATCGCGTAACTGAGAGGGCGGGTAGACAGGATTATTTCGCTTTCAGTTAATTTTCGTCCATCAATAGCGTTGACGATCTCAAACTCCAGTCCCAGTTTACCGAGTCTTTCCTGAATCAACTTTCGCCGCTGTGTTGAGCGCTCCAGGCTGATAACAAATATTTTCATGATCGCAATTATCCATATTGTCTGATTTGGACAAAGCGTGACGGCATTAACCTTTCAACTCCAATGGGTATTGTCGATCGTTTTGGCGCAATTGATCGTTCCAACCGATCAATTGCAACACCTCAAGCCACAACGCGACAGCCTGGCCGGAACAGCCATAAACAAAAGCCACACCCTGTAGAGGTGTGGCTTTAATCTTCTTAGCGTCAGTATTGTCTAAAATATTTTACTGAATGCATCCGATAAATAGCTTTCAGCCTGACCAGCGTAATCACTCAGATTTTCCAGCAGATCGTCACTGACCTTTTTCAGCGTCAGTGTGAAGTCAATTTTACGCGCCTTGCCGTCGCTGAAGAATTCAGCCCGCGTCTGCTTCAGCCCCGTAATAACAAACATCCCGTAAACTGTGCCGGTCCCCTCGATGAGCGGCCAGGCTTTGCCGGTGTACGCCATGGCACGCAGTGCGGCCAGTGAGATATCGCCGCCGCTGACTTCAGGGTAGAGCGTACCGCTGAGCGTGACCGGCTCTTCATCTGGCCCTGTGTACTGATAGCGCGGTGCCGCCCCTACCCTTTCAGCTTTGACGTGTCTGAATGAGTTCTCCCGCTCGAGCTGCTGGTAAGGTGCGGTTTTCAGGGCAAAAACGTACATGCCCAGGATCATCATCATGGTTTTTTACTCCCTGTCTTTCAGGCTGGCAAGTTTCTGGCGATTGAGTTTTTTTAATGCTTCGGTTAACTGGCGGCCAATCTCCGCGACCAGCTGCTGGCGATCCATGTGTTCAGCACCCGGGATATGAATATGCAGGTTTACATCGCCAGAGACGTTTGTACCGATGGCCGGTGCGGTCTGAGCATGCGATGACGTCAGCGCACTACCTGAAACGCCAGCACCGGCCAGCAGTTTAGGCTGGACAAAACCATTGCTGAGCGGCACCCAGGCAGGGAGTTTTTTAAACACAATATCGCCCAGACGATTGATGCTGTTGTTTACCGGCGTTCCGCTCCCGCCTGTTTTGCTCTTCCCGGGCGGCGTCCATTTCACGTTGCCAAAGGATGATTCACCCGTTTTGGGACTTCCTGCATCTGCCCCGGGAATGGGCGGGAATGACATATCAGGGGGGATATGCATTTTGTCAGGCGAAAAGACAGGATTGTCGGATGCCATCAACCCATGACGCTGTAAAAACCCTTTTGTACGCTGAATAATTGAGTCTATTTTCTGGTCAATCAAATCGAAAAAATCAGCAAGTGGTTTAAAAGCATTAATGATATCCAGCGCAAACTGAGCCATTTTTGACTTAAACCAGCTTCCTGTTTTGGCTGTACTTTCCAGTTTTTCAATAAGGTGGGAAAACCATTTTCTAATAGGTTCCCACCAAAACAAGAAAGCCGCCCCGATGGCGCCAATAGCCAACACAAGAAGAGCAACAGGCCAGTCAATCAGGGTGGCCAGTCCAACAAGCTCAATACTGGCCAACCGGATAACACTACTAAACACTTCGCCAAAAGTTGTGACAGCAGAAGTTAGCAACCCAAACCCTCCGCTACCAGCCAGCAATCTTACAGCCAATCTAAGCGCAAATATCGATCCCAGAATACCCGCCACTGTAGTGATCAGTGTTCCCCCAACCAGAAGAAGTGTACTGACAGCCAGGGCAGTATCAATGATGGCTCCTGTCAGCTGAGGGTGCGCCTGTGCCCACTGCGTCATGCTCTGAATAACCCGTGTCAGCTTCTGCACAATACCGCGAAGCGGGGAATCAGCCCGCTCTTCCATTTCGGTCCAGAGGCCATCCCACGCAGAATGCAGCATCTGCATATCGCCGTCGAAATTGTCGGTCATCGTGCGTGACGTCTGAGAGGCAACCCCTTTCAGCTTCAGCAGATAGTCATTAAATGCCTGTAGGTTGCCTTCGGCAGCAGCCCTTGCCAGAACCTGACCGGCCTGCATGCCCTGCTCACCAAATAGCGTTTTGAAGATATTGAGCTGCGAACCCTGATCAAAGTTTCGTGTTTTTTTCCATAAATCCTGAAGCACATCAGCAAAGGCTCGCGTACCACCTTTTGCGGTTACTGTACTGATATGCAGTGTATTTAATGCTTTTGCTCCCTCTGTTGAGGGGGCATACAAACCTGTCAATGTTTCTTTCAGCCCGGTACCCGCAATCGAACCCTTGAGACCATTTTTCGCCAGCATAGCAGCGGCGGCGGCCGTCGTTTCCAGCCCGATCCCCGCATTGTTGGCAACCGTTCCTACGTACTCCAGCGTTTCATCAAGTGATTCAAGGCTCGTTTTGGAATGGGTGAACGTCCCGACCAGAACGTCACTGACATGCCCCATCTGTGATGCCTGGAGCTGAAAGTGATCGAGTACGTTTGATCCGGCGCTTGCCGCCGCGCCCAGCTCCGTATGCGCAGCCAGCGCCAGGTTAATCATACCGGGCATCGCCTTTTGTGCATTCTGCGGCGTCATGCCACCAGAGATCAGCTGATCCTGCCCCTGTGCAGCCTGCACCGCGCTGAAGTGCGTTGTCCTGGCAAGCATCTTGGCCTGCGCCCGCAGCGCCTGGCCCTGCTCACTGTTTCGATCCAGCTGGGCGTCAGCCAGCGTCTGCGAATAGGCTTTATCGAACTCCATACCCGGACGCAGACTACGCATGGTGCCCCACAGCAGCGCTCCACCTGCGGCACTGGCCTTCAGGCCCACCGAAGCAAGACGCTTCTGCATCGCCATGGCTTTGTCATAATTCGTCTGCGCAGCGGTCACGCGCTTAAGCTGCTGCTCCTGGCGGGACAGCTGACTGGTGTAGCGTTCAGTGCGCGTGGTAATGGCATCAGTAGCGCTCTCCCCTTCACGCATGCTGACACCCAGCTTGTACATGCTGCCGCGCAGCAGGTTGAGCTGCGAAATCTCTTTATCGCGTTTTCGGGTGAGTTTTCCTATCTGGCTGCCAAGTAAGGCAATAGCGGCCTTCTGCTCTTCTGTTCGTTCAGAAGTTTTGCCAGACTCCTGGCGCAGCTTTCTGATTTGATCCGTAGCGGTCTTAAGCTGTTCATCAAACTTTTTAACCGATGCGCTGGTAGCGTCGAATTTTTTTGCCTGCGACTGGAGGGTTTTAATCTGGTCGTGCGTGGATTTTACGGCGCCAGCCAGCCCCTGACTGGCCTTGCGGGCAGCGGTCAGGGGCTGGGTCATTTTGTCAATGGCGGCGAGCGCCACCTTAATGCTGAGATTTTGTTGCATACATTGCCCTGAATCGCTCGACGGCGCGTTCCCGCCAGTCCAGCAACTCAGGTACGGGCGTTGCCCACAGTTCGGAACGCGGCCAGTGAAAAACGGCGGCGATATCCGCCATTACATCTTCAATGCAGTTAAACGAGAGTTCTGTAACGTCGTCGGTTACGCGTCCGGCAGTGGCGCCAAAAAAGTGACGGCCGCAGTGACAAGTGCGGTAAAGTCGCGCGTATCCATGGTCATCAGTTCGATCTCTGTCAGCATCGGTTCAGTGACGCGGGGCAGTAATTTGAACATGCTGTCGACATCGCTCTGCATGACTTCATAGAGCTTAAGGCCACGCAGCGAACCGGGGTGCGCCATGGCTTCGGTGATACGGACTTTATCGATGGATTCTTTATCACGCTTGATCGGACTGGTGAGCGTGACGGTGTTTTCTGACTGCTTTGTCATGGGTGATACCTCTGAAGCTGGCCGGGCAATGCCGTTACCCGGCCGGGGGATTAAAATCAGATACCGAGTGCCTTACGCAGCGCGGCCGCTTTATCGACGCCGCCCACGACAAGCACCATATTGAGTGCGTCCACCTCGAGCACGACGGTTGTGCCAACGGTGATTTTGACGTAGGTATTTTTAAGCGTGTATTTGTGGCTTGTGTCCTCGCCCACTTTCGCGTTACCCAGGTCCATCTCAGTGAACCGGCCGCGTGTCTGGATCTCACAGGTGGTGTAGCCCGCCGTGGTTTCATCCTGAAACGCACCCGTAAAGCGCAACTGCATCGCATCTGCCGTGTCCTCATACATGCGGCTGAGCAATGCGACGGTAAGGCCACCCATCGTGATTTCCATGTCCAGGGCGGTATCGTCGAAACCCAGATCGACGTTGACAGGGGCCAGCATGCCGCCGCCGCGATAGGCCACAAGTTTGTGTGTCAGCTTTGGCAGCGTAACTTCTGAAGCCACCCCGATCATGGATTTACCATCCACAAAGATATTGAACTGCTTGAGTTTTCCGGCTAAAGCCATTTTCTAATCTCCTTCAGCTGCCAGACGACGCGGCCGCCGTGTCGAACACGTCAAACCAGCTGTCGGTGAAGTCCTGAATAAACTCAATATCTTCTGCTGGCGGCACGGGCGTGTAGTTATATTTGATGGTGATTTTTCCCTGTCGCAGCGTGTCTTTTGAGTTTTCGGTGGTGTCATACCAGGCCGTCCCGCCCAGCAGCCTGTCAGCCGTGGTCAGTGCGCTGAGCTTCTTGTTAACACCATCAACTACCGCCTTCGCAAATGAAGGTGTCAGGGGGCCATCCACGTATTTAGCGTGCGCTTCAGCAACCATGACGCGGAGCATCTGCGCCGTACGCGTGTACACCTCAAAGACATAGGTGTCTTCGTCGCGTGTGCGGTTGCCCCACAGGCGATAGCCGTCCCGTTTGATAATGGTGGTGACGCAGGCCTGGTTAAGATCGTCCGTGTCGCTGTCGGTGTCCTCCAGCGAGAAATAGACGTCATGCGTCATGCCGGTTACACCGCTGATCGCTACATTGGAGATGGACTTGTGCCAGCCGGTTTCGTCGTCGATTCTGGCACGCAGCCCCACGGCTACGGCTGGTGCAGGTATAACGCCGGTTTTGCCCGTCGCGCTGTCGTCAGCTTCAAAGTCAGGCCAGATAACCATGAGTTCACGGCCGGTCAGGTTAGCAGCATACTTTTTGGCTTCATTGACGCTCTTGCAGCCATAAGCTGACACGTACGCAAACGCCTTCAGCTTTTCGGCAAACACCTGTAGCTCCGTGGCGACGTTCTCTGTATCCAGCCCGGGAACGGCCAGAATGCGCGGCGAGACGCCCACCTTCTGCACCGCAGTAAGCAGCGCATACATACCGGTATAGCGCCCGTCCTTTGTCTGACCACCGATGACAAGCTTGTCCTGCGTTGGTGCATCTTCATTGCTGGAATCCGGCGTTGCGTTATCCGCATCCGCCACGCGCACAACAACCACTTTCGGGCTGCACTGGTTGCTGATAGCAGTCAGCGTTGTCAGCAGCGTGCCGGTGGTGCCTGCCTTACCCAGCACTGAAACCACGCGGGTCAGCAGTACAGGTGTATCGAGCGGAAAAGTTTCATCGTCCGCATCATCCGCCGTGCAGATAACGCCGATGACGGATGAGTCAATATCGTTAATGGCATCGCCGAGATCGGTGGTTTCCGTCACCCGGGTGCCGTGGTGAAATTTAGCCACTGTGGGTTCTCCGTCATGTGTACTGCCATCATGCTGCCCTGCCCTTGAAGCGGGTTCACGCACTGCGAAGTGTCGCCCCCCGCTGACACTGAGCAGGCATTGATGCTGCCCGCGCGCGCGTTGAGCATGTGAACCAGACAGAGGACTGATGCAGCGGAGAGAACATAGTGAGCGACATTCTGAGCGAAGCGGGTACGCTCGCCGATGAGGCGGGTGATGTGCTCGCCTCCTACAGCCCGCGACCGGCATTTGATATTCAGGTGGGCGGGAAGACAGTCACACAGGTAAACGATCGCCTGCTGAGCCTTACCGTCACTGAAAACAGGGGTTTTACGGCGGATACGGTGGAGATTGAGCTGGATGATACAGACGGCCTGCTCCAGCTGCCGCGCCGGGGAACGGAGATCCGGGTCGCCATTGGCTGGCAGAATGGCGGGCTGGTCGAAAAAGGTAAATTTGTTGTGGATGAGGTCGCCCACAGCGGCCCGCCTGACCGCCTCAGCATTACGGCCAGAAGCGCGGATTTTCGCGATGACTTCAACGTTAAGCGCGAGTACAGCTGGCATAACTGCACGGTAAGCTATGTCGTTTCCGCCATTGCTGGCCGGTACAACCTGACGCCGGCCATCAGCAGCGAGCTGGCAAATCTGGAAATCGATCACGCCGATCAGACCCAGGAATCAGACATCAGTTTTTTAACCCGCATGGCTGAAATGCTCGGGGCCGCCACCACGATAAAAAACGGCATGCTGCTGTTTTTCACGCCCGGTACCGGCAGAACGGTAAGCGGGCGCGTTCTTCCCTCCGTCATGATTACCCGCGCCAGCGGCGACAGCCACAGCTTCCGGGTTGCCGACCGTGACGCCTATACCGGCGTTGAGGCGTACTGGCTGGATCTCAATTTCGGGAAGAAGCGAAAGACCCGGGTGCGCGGGCAGAGGAAGAACACCGCCCCGAAATCCAGCAGCCGTGAGGGCCATTATCTGAATGGTGCCGAAGGCAATGTGTATGTGATGCGTCAGACCTTTAAAACAGAGCTTGCCGCAAAGCGAGCAGCCGTCGCTAAATGGCAGTCACTGAAACGGGGTGCAGCAGAATTCAGCATGCAGCTGGCGCGCGGCCGCGCAGAACTTTACCCGGAGCTGCACGCGATCATGTACGGCTTCAAGACAGACATTGATGAGGGTGACTGGACCATCACAAAGGCCACGCACACCGTGACACGGCAGGGATTTTACACGGCACTGGAATTTGAAGTCAGGCTGACCGACTGGACAGTCACAGCGACAGCGGAATAATTGAGCAAGGGCGATGCATAACGCTATAATCCCCGGGAACCGGAAGGGGGATTATGCCATGTATCGTTGTCCAAAATGCGGCGCGTCAGCGCGAACGCGCAACAGTGAATATCTTGATAAAAAGGTCTGCATCCAGCGCGCCTATCACCAGTGCAACAACCTTTACTGCGGGATCACCTTCCGCACGCTGACAGAAGTCGATGCCATCATCACCGAATCAAAGCCCAACTTCAGTATCCCGATCCCGACGAAGACTTTCCCCAAAAATCATTACGGCGATAATCAGATCGAACTAGCACTGTGATGCAAGCCTGCTCAAACGTCTAAGCCCCGCAATGCGGGGCTTTCTGTTAGCGTGGTCGATATGTGGACGTTAACTGAAATAAAATCCTTTTATTTCATATTGTTGTATAAATATTTAAAATCCTCAACTGAGGCGTTTCTTCAGAGCACGGACCAATAAAATATAAAGACTTATCGAATCTTGATAGTCCATCGCAGCACGCTTAAATCAGAAAAACAGAGATGGCGACAGGCCAAACCGGGCGCATAATGCCCGTATATGCGACACAGTCAACTGACGTTCGCCGCTGAGGATTCGGCTAACCAGCGATTTTTTACCGATCTCATTTTCGAAGTCGCTCAGGCTAAGATTGTGTTGCTCAATAAGCACGCGCAGAATGCCG